TCAAAATTCATGTTTTCAATGCTAGTTCAAATTTTGTTGTTTCTAGTGGAGGAAATTCAGGAGGATCAAACACAGTAGATTATTTAGTAGTAGCAGGTGGAGGAGCAGGTTCTAATCAGACTTCTGTTAATAATAATTTTTTATCAGGCGGTGGAGGTGGTGGTGGATATAGAGAATCATCAGGTTCTGCTTCAGGTAGTTATACAAGATCTCCATTAGGTGCTTGTGTTTCAGCTTTACCAGTAACAGCACAAACTTATCCAGTAACAGTAGGTGGTGGAGCCGCAAGTGGTTCATTAAATGGAACTCCATCAGTTTTTTCAACAATAACTTCAACAGGTGGTGGTTCAGGTGGTAGCGGAGCTTCACCAGGAGTACCAGCAGTTGGGCAACCTGGAGGATCAGGTGGCGGTGGTCATTATGGCAATAAAGCAGGTGGAACAGGTAACACTCCACCAGTTAGTCCAGCACAAGGCACAAATGGTGGAAATGGGACACCTCCTACTACTAATGGTGGTGGAGGCGGTGGTGGAGCAACTGCTGCAGGTGCGAATGCAAATCCAGGAGCAGGAGCAGGAGGAGCAGGAGCAACATCAGAAATTACAAATTCACCAGTAACAAGAGCTGGTGGTGGCGGTGGTGGAAGTGGTTCAGGAGGATCAGCAGGTGCAGGTGGTTCTGGCGGTGGTGGAGCAGGAGGAGCTGGACAATCCTCTAATCCAACACATGGAACTGCTGGAACTGTTAACACAGGAGGTGGTGCTGGTGGAAGTAGTGATTATAGTTCAAGTGGTACTACTGCATCAGCAGGAGGATCAGGAGTAGTAGTAATAAGATATAAGTTTCAAAATTAATGAATTTACAAACTTTAACAAATAAGATATAAGGAGAACATTATGGCACATTACGCAAAACTAGGAGCAAACAATAAAGTTATAGCAGTTCATGTTGTAGCTGATACTGATTGTCAAAACGCTGATGGTGTTGAAGATGAAGAAGTAGGCAGACAGTTTCTGGAAAGAATCCACAGCTGGCCTCTTTGGAAAAAAACATCTTACAATACAGTAGGTGGACAACACACAAATGGCGGAACACCTTTAAGAGGTAACTACGCAGGCATAGGTATGACTTATGATGAAGATAACGATATTTTTATTGGTAAGAAACCTTATGCTAGTTGGGTTCTAAATGTGGCAGAAGCAAGATGGCAATCACCAGTTGGTGATGAACCAGCATTATCTGAAGAAGAACAATCTACTCATAGATATGAGTGGAATGAATCTACAGGTGCTTGGGATAAAGTCGCTAGATAATCCACTTGACATTATTATTGGAGTTTATTACATACTAGTTAGGTATGCAAAAGAAAGTATTAACAGAAGTTGATTTATATTACGGTGAAATAGAAATGCCGAAAGGTTTTGAAATAGACCGAGATCAAATAAGAAACGACATCATAGAATCTTTTATAAAACAGGATAGAGTTAACACTAATCCACAAGCTTATGCTTTTGATGATTATGTTGTAAATTTTTCTCAACCTTTACAATGGATGCAAGATTATATGAGAGATCATTGGAGAGTTGAATATGGTAAAACTTTAGTGACTAAAACTATGCATGGTAATGTTATGCACCCTAAAGAAAAATCTTGGATAAGAAATCAAGTTGAGCCTGTTGACTTACGTAACTCACCAGACTATACCTTAATCTATGGTGTTGATGTTAAAGAAGGTTCCTTAGAATGTATTATTGAATATGATGATAATAGAAGAAAAAATAGAACTTGGCACATACCTATAAAGAATAATGAATTTATAATGTTTCCAGCTACTAATAAGTATTCTTTTTCACCCAACACCTCTAAAAGTTTAAATATAATTTTAACAATTAACTATGAATATATCTAATTACTATTGGTACTTTCAATCCGTAATACCTCCAAGAATTTGTGATATGATTGTGCAATATGGTAAAGCAGAAAAAAATAGAGAGATTATGGCCATTACAGGTGGTTATGGCAGAGATAGAGACTTAAATAAACAACCTCTTAGCAAAGAAGAAATAAAAGATTTACAAAAGAAAAGAGATTCAAATATTGTTTGGATGAGTGATCGTTGGATTTATAAAGAAATACAACCTTATGTAAAAGAAGCTAACATAAATGCAGGTTGGAATTATGAATGGGATTGGTCAGAAGCTTGTCAGTTTACCATATATAAAAAAGGTCAGTATTATGATTGGCACTGTGATAGTTGGGATAAGCCTTATGTAACTGAAGATAACACAAACGGAAAGATTAGAAAATTATCTGTAACAGTTAGTTTAACAGATCCAAAAGAATACAAGGGTGGAGAGTTAGAGTTTGATCTAAGAAATTTAGATCCTGATAAAAAACCAAATATTCACACATGTGATCAAATATTACCAAAAGGCTCTTTGGTTGTATTTCCATCTTTTGTATGGCATAGAGTCAAACCAGTAACAAAAGGAGTAAGGCATAGTCTAGTGATATGGAATCTAGGTTATCCTTTTAGATAATATGATACAAGGCGGTAGTAATAAACCAAAAGGACATGTAGATTTTAAATCTGCATTTTATTTTCAAACACCAATGTGGATTGCAGAAGCACCCATGTTTCTTAAAAACTCAATTAAAGTAACAGATAAATATATTAAGAAAGCTGATAAACTTTTAAAAGATAAATTAAAAAATGAACCTAAATGGAAAAAAGATATAGGCACGTTTGGTTTATCAACACATAGTGAAAGTTTTTCACATGATCCTAAAATAAAAGACTTAGTAGAATTTATAGGTCAACGATCTTATGAGTTTCTAGATTGGCAAGGATTTAATTTACAAAACCATAGTTTACATTTCACAGAATTTTGGGTTCAAGAGTTTAGTGAAAAAGGTGGTGGCCATCACGACACGCATGTTCACTGGAATCAACATGTATCAGGATTTTACTTTTTGAAATGTAGTGAAAAAACATCTTACCCAATATTTCATGATCCAAGACCTGGTGCAGAGATGACAAAACTATTTTTAAAAAATCAAGAACAAATCACATTAGGAACTAATCAAGTTCACTACAAACCAAAACCAGGAACAATGATAATTTTTCCAGGTTATGTACCACATCAGTTTGCAGTAGATCCAGGTTTAGAGCCGTTTAGATTTATACACTTTAATATTAAAGTTGTTGAAACAGCAATATCAAAAGAAAGGAGTATGAATGAGCTTCAAAAAAAATAAATATGTTGTCATCAAAGAAGCTGTACCAAAAGATATAGCCACATTTGTTTACAATTATTTTTTACTTAAAAGACAGGTAGCTAGAACTTTGTTTGATCAAAGGTATATATCTCCATTTACAGAAGAGTTTGGTACATGGAATGATGAACAAGTTCCAAATACATATTCTCACTATGCAGACATAGCTATGGAAACTTTGCTCATAAGAACTTTACCTATTATGGAAAAGAAAACAGGTCTTAAATTAAACCCAACATATTCTTATGCAAGAATATATAAACCTGGTGATGTTTTACACAGACACAAAGATAGATTTAGTTGTGAAATATCTACAACATTAAATCTTGGTGGTGATCCTTGGCCTATACATTTAGAACCAAAGAAAAATGTAGGTATACCTGATGGTAAAAAATATACAGCTTCTAGTAATAATAAAGGTATTTTAGTTAATCTAAAACCTGGTGATATGTTAGTTTACAGAGGCATGGAGTTAGAACATTGGAGGGAAGAGTTTCAAGGTGATAACTGTGCCCAAGTATTTCTACACTATAACGACCAAAAATCTAAAGATGCGGATAAAAATGTAAATGATAGAAGACCGCATTTAGGACTTCCAGCCTGGTTTAAAAAGTGATATAGTCTTTAGATGGGGACAGTGACTCCACCACATACCTCACTGTTCCCTTTTAAGGACATATTATGAGTTTAGGATTTGACGCAATAGCAGCATTACCATTCGCTACATCAGGACCTGATAATAGCGTTAATGTATCTGTATCGGCTAACCAATTAACTATTACTATTGGAAGTGTAGGTATCATAGCGGATGCTGTTACAGAGGATGCAACTCCTAACCCATTAACTTTAGGTCTTGGTACTTTAAGTATTACTGGTCAAGCAAATGTAAGTGTTACAGCTAACCCATTAACATTGGGTGTTGGAACGGTTACAGTTACAGCAGATGCTACAGCTTCCCCTACAGCAAATGCATTGA